TTAACAATGAGTGAACAAGAATATTATACAGAAGATTATATGGGATTAGATGATCTTAGTAAAACAATACCCATGATGACGAGTGATGATTGGAAACAAAGATTTATTGCAGAGTATGCTCAGTTAGTAACTAGAATCGACAAATTACTAGATTATATTTATGATGCAGATACTATTGCGTTAAACTGTCCTGTTGAATTATTAAATATGCAGTTAGAAGCAATGAATGAGTATGAAAAGATATTAGAAATCAGAGCTACCTTATATGGTATTGATCTAAGTAAAGAACTTGAAAAAATGGACAGATAAAATAAAAAAAATAGATAAAATACAAAAAAAGTATGTACAAATATCTAATCTTGTGTTATTATAATTATAGGAAGAGGGGGTCATTAAAAAAGGAGGAAAAAGACATGATGAAGATCGACGGAAAAGAAATCAAGTATTTGTACATGGCAGTTACGAAAGATGAGTACGAACTTCCTATTGCTGTTGCTGACAGTGTTTCAGAGTTGGCAGAAATGCTCGATATGAAACCAACGACCATTTCAATTTATCTTTCACTTGGAAGACCAGGATTCGTTAAGATTGAAGTTTAATAAGGAGGTAAGAATATGAGTTATCTTAACAGAACACTACCACACACAAACGCTTTTGGTACTGTGGATATTTCATCTGCAACATCGGTACATGACGCACTTTCCCTTTCAGGTATGGATTGGAAGGTGGATTCAAGACCAATCTTCGATGTAACAGGTAAGAAGTTCCCTAACTATGTAGCTAATGTTAGACAGGACACAGATGAACTTCTCGGTATTGTAACAGATAGGTATAGAATCGTTCAGAATGAAGAGGCTTTTGAATTTGTAAATAATCTTTCTTCTGAAGGATTTGAGTTTGAAAGTGCCGGGGTATTTAAGGGTGGCAGATCTACTTGGTTGATGGGACATCTTCCTGAAGAAACTATTCTCGGTGATGATATTGCGAATAATCTTGTATTTGTTAATTCACATGATGGATCGTCAGGTGTAAAAGTAATGATGACACCTGTAAGAGTTATTTGTTACAACATGCTTAACTTAGCATTACGTAGAGCCAACAGATCTTGGTCAACTAAACATACTACAAGTATTTATTCAAAACTGGAAGAAGCACAGCATACTTTAGGACTCGCTCAGAAGTATATGGATGAACTTAAGATTGAAGCAGATAGACTTGCTAACATTACTATTACAGATAATGAAATTGAAGCAATCTTTGATAAGATGTTTCCTGTAGATCCTGCTAAAGACTCTGCAAGAAAAATTAGAAATGTATCTACTTTGAAGGATGGTTTTATTAAATGTTATGATGAATCTGACATTAGAAAATTTAAAGGTACTGTCTATGGTGCAATTAATGCTATGGCAGATCTGGTAGATCATAAAGCACCCGCAAGAGTTACAGCAAATTATTACGAAAATAATTGGAATAGACTTATCAATGGTCATTCAATGCTTGATACTTTCTATAGACTTGCAAGTTAAATTGTTCTGTTAGGAGGTATGTTATCATTATGATAGAGGCATCTAATAACATTGTAAAGATTGAAGGTACTTCAAAAACTATATGTACAGAATTTACACATATTGTGGTTCATATTATGCAAACATTTGAAAAGGAATTTGAATTAGATCAGCAACAAGCTATATGTGTTATTAATGAATGTTGTAAGATTGCTTATATGGATGATGAAAGTAGATCAGAGTATTTACGTAAATTAATTAAGGAGGAATAATTATGAACACTCAGTCCTATCTCGATCAAGCTGAAAAATATAAGTTTAATGAAATGCAAGCTCGGTTAGGAGGTGATGAAGCATTAGCAGAAAAATACAAAGTCATGTCGGAGATGGCTGTAATTAATTCTGCAAAAGCAGCTAATCGGGATAGGACAAGAAACTATTATACTTATCCTACTTCTAGTGGTTTTTCTATTCCAGAATCTCCTGCGGATATTGTACGTTTCATTGTATGTGGATTATTAGGATTTAGTATTGCAATGTTGCCATTTATCTTGTTTTAAGGAGGTGTGGTAATAAATGTTTAGGTACTTAGAAAAGTATACAGGAATATATAGAGTTTTGGGTTATCTTGATCTTAATACGAATGATTTCCCAAGAACTGATAACGGGGACATAGACCCTTCTTATGAAGACTTATATATACCTTGTTATAGAGGCAAGAGTGTTATAAAACATACCTATGAAAAAGATATACTTGTTATATGTTTTTATGGAAAAAATTCAACTGCTAAGAATGTCTATAAAGAATTAAAAGATAAGTATAAGAAGATCTATCTTGAATATGAAGACTGTGGAGAAGATGGTCTTATATATTTTAATGCTGATGATATAAAGAAAATAGCTACTATAGTAAGACCTAAAACAAGTGGAGCTTCTATAAAATGGAATTCTAATAAAAATCTTCCTAAGGTATCTTATGATATTCCAAAAGAAGATAATGATAAATTAGTAACTATAACAAAAAATTTGTCTAAACTACAGAAGATGCATTTTGGAAAAGCTGTATCTTCATTGTTTTTAACTTCTAAAAATCTAAAAGAAGAACAGAAACAATCTAGGCTTACACCAAAACAATTTATACATAGTAAAGGTTTATGGGAAGAGTACATTAAATTAGCTAAGAAAGAGGTAAAGAATGTCAACTAAAAAAGAAATTGATAATGTAAATCATCCAAGTCATTATCTTGGAAATGTAGAAGTTATAGATTATATAGAGGATAAGTTAACAACTGATCAGTTTGAAGGATACTTGGTAGGTAATATTATTAAGTATATATCTAGATATAGAAAAAAGAATGGACTTGAGGATCTAGAAAAAGGTCAATGGTATCTTAACAGATTAATTGGATTTAAAAAGGGTATTAATGAAAAGTAATGAGCTAAATTTATGCAATAATAGTAATTTGTTTAATTTGCCTTTTACAAAAAGGCATATATTGAAAAATTTATCATATATAAAATCTCGTATAATAAATTGCTACCAAAGAATAAGATATGGCGTATCTAGGTATGATGCATGGGATTTTAATGACTTTTTATATGCAGTTATAGAAAATGGTTTAAAATATCTTAAAGACGCAGGTAATAGCTATCCTGGGTGGTGTACTTACGAAGAATGGCAAACTAAATTAGAGTATATGATAAAATTAAGTGAATTATCAAACCGATATGAAGATGAGGTTACTGAAAAATCTTTCGATAAATATTTAGACACCTTTTCTAAATATGGTAAAGACTCTGAGGAATGTAAAAAAGCACATGAGGAATGGATGGAGGATGAACAATCATTTGAAATAACTAAGTATAATTCACGACATAAATTACTAAAAGAGTTAGAAAAATACATAGATGATTTATGGGATTAGTTATTAATCCCATTTTTATTTGTTAAACAAACAATAAGAGTCTTTATAAATGAGTAAAAGATTGCTAAATTATTTATAAATTGATTTCAACAAGTAAGAGAGATTTGATAATGCTTACAGAAAAATATATGGACATTAAGGTTGAATTGCCAGATCTAAAAGGTGAAGAAGGTGATTCAAATACATACTATGAAGAAGTAGAAGTACCTGATAGTGAAATACGTCATTATATAGATACTTATTTATCTGCGGAAGATGTATTAGATTATGCTAAACAAATAGATCCTGAAAGTTTTTCAAAGGAGAACGGTGCAGATATAGATTTAGCATATGATATACTTATAAATGAATTTGATGAACATGATGATATTGAAGATATAAAAGATCTAAATGAATATATACAAGAACTTGTTTATCAAGATTATGAAAAAGTAGCTGCGGAAAAAGTTCAAGATGATTTAGATACACTAGATTCTGACGAACAGCATAGGTATTGGGGACTATAGTTTTTTGACCCTATATACAAAAATGTTAATAGGGTATATACAAAAATGTTAATACCCTATTAACAAAATTGTTAAGGATAATAATACAATATAATAATACATATTAATATAATATATAGTAAAGATACAAATTTTAGGAATTACTTTGGATAATACTTACACAGACATCTCGAAAGATCTTCAGATAATAGAAGATGTATTTATAGAAACAGATGAAGATTATGAAAAACTATATAGACAGATAGACTTAACTGAGGAAGAATTTACAGATATAAAAGCGGGTAGATTGGAACCAGATAAAATTCAGTTAGAAAATATTTACAACTTTGCTTATAATCATAATCTATATCTAAATGAAATATCGTGGCTGGAATGTCAGGATGAATATGAGACTGGTGATATAACAGTACATAGTCATGGAGCACATACAGCAATAGTTGGAGATATTATATTAAAGAAAGCTCCAGGAAGTAGCAATGACTTTGGTGATGGTTTTTATTTAGGTGAAGATATATCACAAGCCGGTATGTGGGTTGCAAATGATGTTAACTCTTCTTTATATATATTTACATTAGACAAAAGTGATCTTATTGAAGCAAGATTTAATGTAGATGTTGATTGGATGTTAGCAGTTGCACTATGTAGAAATAAGTTAGATGACTATTTAGATAATCCAAGATTACAATCTTTAAAAGAGAAAATAGATAACTGTGATTATGTATATGCACCAATAGCAGAC